CTTAAGGATGTTGCAAGTCTTTATAGTTCAATCTATGAGGGTAAAAAGAAGGACCAAGACCAAGATGGTGATAATGATTTCGCAGATGTAAGAATTGCAAGAATGATTGCATCTGGAATGTCAAAAGCAGAGGCAATCGCAGCAGTTAGAAATAAAGAATATAATGAAGAATTTGAATATTGGGTAGATTCTCTTGTAGAAGATGGTTATGACCTTTCTGATTACACTATGGATGAAATGTTTGATATCTATCTTGATGAAGCAGAAGGTTCCTACGGTGCTACTCCAAAAGCAAGAGCAGCAATGAGTAAACTAGCTGCTGCCAGAGCTCGTAAACCTGCAAGTGAGTATTCACAAAAGGGTGAAAAAACTAGAAAAGTAAAGGCAGCAGAAAAGCAAACGAAAAGACAAGATATGCTTTCTAGGGGTCTTTCTGGAGGTAAGAAATCTTCTAGACCTTTTGGTTCTAGAGGTAAGATGGATGCCGATGAGAGAACAGAAAGAAGGTCTGAGCGTGCTTTTGATTTAGAAACCAAATATGGGGAGGGTTCAATTACCAAGAATCCTAAGAAACTCCGCAAGCAAAAGGCAATGGGTGAGTTTGGTGAGGCATACGAGATTGATGAAGCAACCAGAATGCGTAAGGAACTAGGTAAGGAAGGTGAGATTGAAACCCGCAAGGAACTTGCAGCACGTTCTAAGGCATACAAGCGTTCTGGAAGTGTAGATAAGACCATTGCAGCAGCAGAGAGAGGTGCCGACCGTCCTTATATTAAATACAAACGTGATGAGTCTGACGCAGACAGAAAGAAGAGAGAAGAAAGACAAAGTAGAACTCTAAGAGGACTTGCAGCATCCAGAAGAGGTTCTGTTAGAGATAATCCAAGAGCAGGAATGCGTGGTTATGCTGCTAAGGTAGAGGGTAGTGATAAGGACCTACAATCAGCAAGACAAAAAGCAATGTCTGCTGGAACTCTAACTCCAAAAGAGAAAAAGCAGTTGGGTGAAGTTTATGAGATTGTAGCATCATACCTCCTTGAGAACAACTTTGCTGCAACTCTTAATGATGCCAATGTCATTATTGAAAATATGAGTGAAACTTGGTTAGAGGAAATTCTAACCGAAAGAAGAAAATAATTATTACAATTCACACAATTTTACACCCCCTTGACGGGGGTGTTTTTTTATGTCTAAAATGACTCTGTGGAGTTTCAAGAAAATTCTAGGTTCTAAATATCTCAAAGTACAATAATACAATATGAGTTATGAAAACCCTTGGAGATTCAATGGGGAAATTTTTGAGTCTGATAATATTCAAGATAATTTTGGTTTTGTATATCTTATATCTTGTAGTAAAAATAATCGTAGATATTGGGGTAGGAAGTATTTCTGGAGTTTCCGCAAAAAGGGAACAAACAGTAGACGAACTAAGATGGAGTCTGACTGGAAAAAATACTATGGTTCCTGTCCAGAACTCAAAGAAGATATAAAAAAATATGGTAAAGAGTTTTTCACTAGAGAAATTATAAGTCTTCATAAGACAAAAGGAAAATGCAATTACGAAGAAACCAGACAACTCTTTGTAAATAACGTTTTAATTGAGTCTCTTGACGATGGGACTCCTGCGTATTATAATTCTAATGTCCTAGGAAGATATTATCGGAAGGATTACTTTAATGAATGACCTAAAAGTAAAAAAAGTCTGCAATACTTTGATTGAAAATCATATCAATCGAATGCACGAATTGTGTGATGAGGGTCGAATCAAAGATGCTGAAAGTGTTTATGGTGAGATTCGAGATTGGGTGATTCAAAAAGAAAATCTAGAAGTTTTATCATTGGAGTATATTAGTGGTTATTTTCTAGATTTGTAACAAAACTAAATAATCACTTATAATGTAAAATCCAAACTTGGATCCCTATTATGAGTAGGGTTTTTTATTATGAGATTTTGAATGATTTTTAGAGCCGTGGGTAATGCCTTCTGAGAAGAAGGAACTTCTCCTTTACCTAGACGGATGTAGAGTTCAATTAATTTTAATGCAATCTATCTTTACAGTAGCCTTGCCCCTTCTGGCAACGGTTACAACCAGCACGGCATCACTGCCATTCGTCAACTACAAGATGCAAGGTCCTCCACCTCCAGTGGAACCAACAACTAAATCATTTTCCGATATTAAAAAATTTGACCTTGTAGATGAAAAGAAGACAGCAATCCGAGAGGTTGCTCCCGAAAAGCCAAAAGAGAAAAGACTAATTTGTAAAGGGTGTAATGAACATGAGAATGCTACCCTGGCATTTTTCCAGGAACGTGGTGTTAAAGACAGAAACGCCCTTGCTACCATCATGGGTAACATTCGTCAGGAATCAACTTTTATTCCTAACATTTGTGAAGGTGGTAGCAGAACCAGTTGGAGTAACTGCGGACGTGGTTACGGACTGATTCAATGGACATCTGCCGATCGTTATTATGGATTGGGTGATTTTGCTAAGAAGTTTGGTGGTTCTCCATCAACACTTCCAACGCAACTTCGTTATCTAACGACTGAGGTTCAATGGAAACGAATTGAAGATAGGATGAAAACTCCTGGTAAGTCTATCAATCGTTACATGGACTATGCGTATAGTTGGATTGGTTGGGGGCATCATGGAGCTAGAACTTCATATGCTCATGAATATGCTTCTAAACTGATCACGGTAGAAGTTTGACAAACTGAATAATAGGGGAGAAGCAAAGGTCTCTCCCCTTGACAGATAATTTTTATATAATATATAATACAAATAGTGCGGACATGGTGTAGCGGTAACACGTCATCCTTCCAAGTTGAAATCACGAGTTCGATCCTCGTTGTCCGCTTTATGAAAATAATAAATATCTCACAACTGTAGTGAAAAAATGACTAAAATAAGATGCAAAAATTGTAATGTTGAATTAAATTCACATCCAATAAAAACAAAATGCTGTGGTTGTGATAATTTGACAACCATAACTGGAGAAAAAATTAGTGCGTTAGATTTAACTCTGGTTGAATTGATAAATTCTGACTATAAAAAAGATACTAAATCTGTGTTTTCCAGAGAAGATTTGGAGTATCAGGAATCAAGAAGAAACCGTAAAATTAGAAAATTAGACTTTGAAATTCGTTAATAATTTAACAATCTCTTAATGAGTGTGTCGTATTGATAACAATAGGTAGGCGTTTGGATTTATAGAATTATAATATATTAGTATACTCTTTTAATACTTATATGGACCAACATACTTACAATAATTGGGTCCGTATTAAAGAAACTTTCGAAGCTTCTGGAAATACCGACAATATGTTTTATAAGAGAGCAGTTGAAATTGTAAAAACCAGAAGAGATCCTTTAGCAAAATTTCTTGGAGATGTGAAGTGATGGAACCACATGATGAATTTATTACACGAGTTGAAGTTCGGGAGATGATTGACGATGCAATACGAAGACATAATCGTAATGCTACGATTATTTCAATGTGTGTTGGTTGGGTTGTTCTTGCTCTTTTTGCTGAAGGTCTGCTTCGACTTGTTGGAGTAATTCCGCCAATATTTCCTTGGATAAACATTTCATTAGTTCATTAAATTGATGGAAAATATTACAGAAGAAGATTTGCTAAAACTACAAAAAAGAGTTTTGGAGAAAAAAATGGATGAACTTTTTGAAGAACCATCTACATACGAAGATGATGACAATGAATGATTGGATGATATTCATAGAGTTTTTTTCGCACATGCTTTATATGTTTATTGCATTTATGTGTGGAATAATCATTGGATACATAGTGGGATTTCGTAATGGTGGAGGATTGTAATGAATAGTCTCATTCTATATACTTTGATTATATTTGGAATCATAGGACTTTTTATTTTTTGGGGTCTTACTCACGCATACACATCCTTTGGAGGGATATGAAAATATTTTTAGACACAGCAGATATCGATATGATTAGTTCAGCATATGGGACTGGACTATTGGATGGAGTTACTACGAATCCCACTTTAATTCTTAAAAGTGGCAGACAACTTCAGGAAGTTATTGAAGAAATATCAAATTCTTTTTCAAAACTAGAAAGTATTTCTGCAGAAGTTGTTGCTGATACTGCAGAAGAAATGCTTTCACAAGCACAACATTATTATACAATTGCACCAGCAGTTACGATTAAAGTTCCTTGTACTGTAGAGGGACTTAAGGTTTGTAAGACACTTTCTGATAAAGGAATTAAAGTTAATGTTACATTAGTATTCTCCGTCGCTCAAGCAATACTCGCATCCAAAGCAGGAGCAACATTCATCTCACCTTTCATTGGTCGTTGGATGGACAATTCTATAGATGGAATTGAACTTATCAAGAACATTCGTAAGGTATTTGATTACTCAGGAACATCTACACAAATTCTTGCAGCATCTCTTCGTGATGTAAGACAAGTAGAACAATCTGCCTTATATGGTGCTGATGTAATTACAATTCCCCCAGTAGTATTCTGGGCAATGTATAAGAACATTATGACTGATAAGGGTCTTGATTTGTTTCAAAATGATTGGGATCAGGTATTAAAACAACAAAAGACGGAGTGATTCAATGAAAGAATTTACATTTACGGAAGATCAAATGAAACTGTTGGCAGATGCAGTTTGGATGAGGCAAAGATGCTTTATAGCAGGAGATAGAAAATTTAAAGAATACGGGGAAATTCTCAATGAAATTCTTAATGAAATAGATTATCTTCCTAAAAGGGCATGAAATCAGAACACCAATGTTGGCATTTTATAATGTCATCTTTTTCTAGAATTTATGGAGTAAATAAAGTGAAATGTGAAGAAAGATTCCATGCATTTGCTTTACAGTGGTGCGATGATCATAATTATGTTTGTGATATTCATCTTGATGATTTAAATAAGGTTGATAGGTATTTTAGACAAGAGTACGAAAATTGGGAGGGATAGATGAAAGTAGGATTAATTGGATTGGGGAGGATGGGGGAAGGAATGTCCCGTCGTATGATGAAGGATGGAATAGAAGTTTGGGGTTATCGGAGAAATTATGAAAAAGCAAACGAAGCATATGAAAAGGGATATGTGGATGGAATTGCAACTACTATTGAAAATCTTGTTAAAGTAGTTAAGCAAAATAAACAGGGAAAATATCAACCAGGAATTTTTCAGATGGTTGTTCCCGCAGAAACAGTGGAGGAGACAATTAATGAGTTACTACGACATTGTAGTGAAGGAGATATTATTATTGATCATGGCAATAGCAATTTTAAGGACAGTCGGAAAAGGGCAGAACGTTTGGCAAAGTTGGGTATCCAATATATTGATTGTGGCACTAGCGGTGGTGTTTATGGCTTGGATCGTGGATACTGTCTTATGGTTGGTGGCGGAAATACTGCAGTCTCCACTTGTGCAAAAATATTTGATGCACTCTCTCCAGGAATCCAGGCTGCCCCGAGGACTAAGTTTGACTCACCTCTGACTTCTGCTGAGTTTGGTTGGTTGCATTGTGGTGGTCCAGGTGCAGGACACTTTGTAAAGATGGTGCATAATGGTATTGAGTATGGTATTATGCAAGCATATGCAGAAGGATTTAACATTATCAAGAACGCTAATGCAGGTGCCCAGTATGTCAGAGAAGGAGATGCAGAGGTTGCCCCTATGGCAGACCCAGAATCCTATTGCTATGATATTGATGTTGCTGAGGTTGCTGAGCTATGGCGTCGTGGTAGTGTTGTTGGGTCTTGGCTTCTTGACCTTACCGCTGATGTTCTGCGGAATGATGGTGAACTTAAACAATTCTCTGGAGGGGTTTCCGATAGTGGTGAGGGTCGTTGGACTGTTTCTGCCGCTGTGGACCTTGGTGTACCCGCTCCTGTCATTACTACTGCCCTTTTTGAAAGATTTAATTCACGCAACTTGGGCACTTTCGCATCCAAGGTTCTGAATGGTATGAGATATATGTTTGGTGGACATCATGTTAGGTAAGGCACTTTTATTTGTTTCAATTCCTTTTGTTTTGAGTACACTTTATTTTGGAACAAGGGGTGGTTATTATGATTCCGAAGACTATAAAGGAAATGGAACCGCACACTAATGAAACACGCATTAATTCTAAGTCTATGTTTTCTTCCTCTTGCAGTTATCTACATAGTAATGAAGGTATCATTATGGTTATCTACTAGCGTATCTGAAGTCAATTATGTCAGAGAGGATGCAAAACGAGAACACGGACCCTATTTGGAAGACCCATATGGAGACGTTGATGAAAAAGAAGAGGATTATTGAGACTAAAGAGATAATCGAAAAGGCAATCTTTGATTGGTATTTCGAGCAAGGTAAACCTGTTCCTGATTGGAAGATGAAAAAAGATCCGCAGTGGTGGACTGATTATCTCAGAGAACTTTCTGGTGATTACGAAGGCAATGATGACTGGTAATTAAAATGATATTTCATATAGTAGAAAAACTAGCAGCAAATCCCTTCTTTCTTTTTCTTTGTGGATGTGGATTGACAATAGTGCCATTTGCAGGTATTATGTATATACACAAAAATCACATTAGTGATGGTGGAAAATAGTCACGGATGGACTCTAACAGTACTGGTCGGAAGCAATCCCCCCTTATGGCAAAATCTGATTTTTTCAGATACATTGGCAATATTCTCCTTTTATCGGGATATTTTTTCCTGCTATGGGGTGATATGAAAATTGGTTTATTTGTGAAATGTATTGGCAATATTTTTGTCGTTCCTTTTGCAATTAAATATAAGTTTTGGGATATTTTATTTTTATGTGGATTTTATGCTGCAATAGAAATACCTAAACTAATACAACTTTTCCTAGTTAAGTAAAACTAGGTGGTGGAGCCGAGAAATCGAACAACTGATTGAGTTTCCAATTTCTCTAAAGAATTGGTGGTGCGGATGGGATAACTCCCGCCTGGTTATTATTCCAGTTAAAAAATAAAATTTATTATAAGGGGGGTTTACAAGACCCCCCTTTTTTAGTATGATATATACTAAAGAATTATTATTTTCTTGATTAAAAAATGAGTCAATATGTTAAAACAGCACTCGTTCTTGGTGCTGGTGGCTTTATTGGAAGTCATATGGTTCGTAGATTACGTTCTGAGGGATATTGGGTTCGAGGTGTAGATCTTAAGTATCCTGAGTTTTCTCCTACAGAGGCAAATGAATTTGTCCAAGGAGATTTGCGTGATGTAGATTTTGTTAGTCGTGTCCTTGAATATAAGGGTGATCGTGGTAATTTTTATAATCATGTTCCCTATCGTTATATTCAAGCATTTGATGAGGTATATCAATTTGCTGCTGATATGGGTGGAGCAGGATTTGTCTTCACTGGTGAGAATGATGCAGACATTATGCATAATTCAGTGTCAATAAACTTGAACGTTCTTGAGGAACAACGTAAATTAAATGAAAGAGTCGGTAAGAATACTACTAAAATTTTCTATTCTGGTTCTGCTTGCATGTATCCTGAGCATAACCAACTTGATCCCGATAATCCTGATTGTAGGGAGTCTTCTGCTTATCCTGCCAATCCAGACTCTGAATACGGTTGGGAAAAACTTTTTAGTGAGCGTCTATATTTTGCTTACAATAGGAATTACGGCATTCCTGTACGTGTTGCTAGATATCATAACATCTTTGGACCAGAGGGGACCTGGGAAGGTGGACGAGAAAAGGCTCCTGCTGCGATTTGTAGAAAAGTGGCATATCTTCCGACTGAAGGGGGCACTATTGAAGTATGGGGAGACGGTAAGCAAACAAGATCTTTCCTCTATATTGACGAGTGTATTGAAGCAACAAGGAGAATGATGGACTCTGAATTTATGGGACCAGTAAATATTGGTTCTGAGGAAATGGTGACCATTAATCAACTCGTAGAAACTGCAGAAAAAATTTCTGGAAAGTCTGTAAATAAGAACCATATTCCTGGCCCTCTTGGAGTTCGTGGTCGTAATTCTAATAATGATTTGATTCGTGAGAAACTCGGTTGGGATTATTCTCAAACATTGGAAGAAGGTATTCTCAAAACATACGAATGGATTAGTGAGCAAATTGCAAAGAAACAGTCATGAGTTGGAGAAATTCTTTATTAGATATTGCAGTTAACGAACATAATAGTTTCGAAAAAGAAGAATTGGTAAATTATGATGTTTATCAATTTGGTGTTTTCAATGGTGGGTCAATGAAAGAAATTGCTTCCATTTTAAATAAGCACAAAATAGAAGTGAATACTTTTCACGGGTTTGATGTTTTTACGGGAATGCCAAAAGAAACAGCAGAACCTATTTTCCAAGATTCTTGGAATCCAGATATTTTTCCAGATGAATTCAATGTTCTTAAATATATGAGTCTGGATACCCCAGATGATTGTGCAAAGTATATTGAGCAAGAAGTTCAGAATATCTTTACAGGTAAAAATAATCAAAGTAAAGTATCTGTTGTTGCTGGACTTGTTGAGGAAACTCTTCCAAAACAAAAAGATTTAAACCCAGCATTTTATGTCGATTTTGATTTAGATATCTATTCCCCAACAAAATATGCATTTGATTATTTGATGGAGAATAACCTCATTGTTCCTGGTACTTTAATTGGATATGATGATTGGGGTGGAACTCCAGGATTTGAGGAATTTAAAGACGGAGAATCACGAGCACATAAAGAGATTCTGGATAAGTGGGGAATCTCTATGACTAAATTATATCAAAATGGATATGCGTATCCACACGTACAAACTCTTTGGATAGTAGATAGCTTAGAATGAAAATTTCAGTATTAGGTTCAAGTGGTCAGGTTGGAGCATATCTGACCGAATATCTTCGTGGAAAAGGTCATACCGTCAATGAATTTGATGTTGTGAATGGATCAGAACAAGATATGACAGTTATTCCAAATCAAAACCTGGAAGATAATATTAAAGATTCTGATTTTGTATTCTTCCTTGCATTTGATGTGGGTGGTTCTCGTTATCTTAAAAAGTATCAGCACACATTCCAGTTCATTGATAACAATGCACGTCTGATGGCAAATGCTTTTGGACTTCTTAAGAAGTATAATAAGAGGTTTGTTTTTGCCTCATCTCAGATGAGTAATATGAGTTATTCTCCATACGGAGTTCTGAAGAATGTTGGTGAACTTTATACCAAGTCTCTCAATGGACTTATTGTTAAGTTCTGGAATGTATATGGTATTGAAAAAGATCACGATAAAGCACACGTTATTACTGACTTCATCCGTAAAGGATTTGAGACTGGTGTAATCGATATGCTTACTGATGGTCAAGAGCAACGTGAGTTTCTTTATGCTGAAGATTGCTGCGAAGCACTAGAGGCAATTATGGAAAACTATAATGACTTTACTTCGGAAGATAATCTTCACATCACAAGTTTCCATTCCACAAAGATTCTTGATATTGCAAATATTATTTCTGGTCAATTTAATTTGATTGATAAGTCAGTGAAGATTCAACCATCAGAAGAAAAAGATTCTGTTCAAATGGATAAGAGAAATCTTCCAGATACATATTTGACTAAGTGGTGGATGCCAAAAACAACTATCGAGCAAGGCATTGCTAAAGTCTTTGAGGCAATGAAGAATGAGCAAGTTTAAGATTAATCTTTACTGCAATGATTCTCTTCTTCCCTCAACCTCAGATAAAAACACTTCTAAGTTTACTGAGTGGGTTTATGATGGTTCTGGAGAAGTTAATTTCTATGTAAATCAACGTTCTCTAGAAGCATTTTCTACAGTTCAGACTAAACCAACATATATTTGGTTGTTGGAATCCAAGCAAATCATCAAACCAATCTATGATTGGGTTATTAAAAACTATGAGTTTGCTGCTACTAGAGTTGATGGTATTTTCAGTTGTGATAGAGAATTATGTGAAAAATATCCTAAAATTAAATATGCACTTAGCAATGCTGCACCTTGGGTTGTAGATAGACAGATATTTGAGAAGACTAAATTAGTTTCTATGGTATCTTCAAATAAGTCTATGGTTCCAGGGCATATAAAGAGACTTGAGTTTGTAAATAAGTTTAAGGACCAAGTTGATTTATTTGGTAGGGGTATCCGAGATATTTCTAGTAAAGAAGAAGCACTAAAGGATTATATGTTCTCTATTGCAGTAGAAAACGCAGTCTATGATACTTATTTCACTGAGAAAATTACAGATTGCTTTGCTACAGGAACTATTCCAATTTTTTATGGATGTAGAGGAATTACCGAGTATTTCAATGAAGACGGAATTATATTCTTAGATGATGATTTCGATACTTCTTCATTGACAGAAGATCTTTATTATTCTAAAATTGATGCAGTTAAAGATAATTTTGAACGTTCTTTAAACCTTCCTGTTGCGGAAGATTTTATTTATACCAACTATTTTAAATGAGTCAATACAAATATTTTTCGGAAAATAATGTTAAAGTCGATGGAGTAATTCACGTTGGTGCTCATCGTGGTGAAGAAATTTATGATTATGAAAAACTTGGTGCTAAACAAATTATCTGGGTTGAACCAAACCCAGATGTTTTTAAAGAATTGGAAATTGCATTAAGTCGAGCAGAAACAACGGTAGAGTCTCATGGATTTTGTGTAGCAGCAAGCGATAGTGATTGTGAAGAGATTGATTTTCATATTTGCTATGGACCAGATGCTGGATTTATGACTGGCAATAAAGGTTGCTCTTCACTTCTTAAACCAAAAGGAAGATTTGAGGAGTGGCATAGAGAAACTATTAAAGTTGAAACTGTAAAGTTGGATACTCTTATTGAGTCTAATGAATTTAATTATTCTGATTTTCAACTTTTGGATATGGATACACAAGGTGCAGAACTTCTTGTTCTGAGGGGTGCTACTAAAGTCCTTGAAGAAGTTAAGTATGTAACCACAGAAGCAACTTGGAATAATCCAGATTACGTTAATAATGTAATGTTTGATGAACTCAAGGATTATTTGAAAGGATTTGGGTTTGAGCACGTAGAAACTTTTGAGCATACTTCTGATTGGGGAGATGCACTTTTTGTAAAAACAAATAAGGAGTAAAATGGCAATTTCATTTAATGGTCTTGGCAATGCTGGACGACTTGGAAATCAAATGTTCCAATATGCTGCTATTCGAGGTATTGCGGCAAATCGTGGTTTTGATTGGATGATTCCCCCAGAGGGATCAGATAGGTGTGATAATTATGGACTTTTTGATGCATTTAAGTTGAGTAATTGCAAAGATAAAAACCAAGGAGAACAATCAAAACAGACAATTTCTTGGAGAGAATTCCACTTTAATGAGAAAATTTTTAATGAATGTCCTGACAATGTAGATATTGACGGATATTTTCAATCTGAAAAGTATTTTAAAAATATTTCAGATGAAATTCGTCAAGATTTTGTATTTAAAGATGAGTGGTTAGAACCCTGCAAAGAATATATTGAAAGTATTGGTAATGATAAACTAGTATTCCTGCACGTTCGTAGAGGAAATCCCAATCTCCAGGGAGTAAGAGGAGAGCGTTGGTCATATCAAATGCTTCAACAATATCATCCTTTGTGTAAATTTGATTATTATGAGGAAGCACTTAAGGAATTTGATGATTCTTATCAAGTGATTGTTTTTTCTGACGTTATTGAATGGTGCAAAAATCAAGAATTTTTTAAAGGAGATAAATTCTTGTTTTCTGATAATTCACTTGAATTGTTTTCAGATGGTGCTTCTGTTCCTTATATTGATCTTTGCTTGATGTCTCTTTGTTCTGACGCTATTATTGCTAATAGTTCTCTTTCATGGTGGGGTGCTTGGTTAATTGGTAATCCAAATAAAAAAGTAGTTGCACCAAAACCTTGGTTTGGTCCAGCATATGATTATTATATTATGGATGATTTGATTCCAGATGGTTGGATTGAAAAATATAACGATCCTAAAGAAATTGCACCTGAGGTTTGATATGGAAATTGATTTTTTACTACCTTGTCGAATAGAATCAGAAGATAGACTTAGAAATGTCATTACTTCGGTGACATATCTTCTATCTAATTTTCCAAATTCCAATGTTATTATTAAAGAAGTTGATTCTCATTCTCATTTTAAATTCAGAGCACTTCCAGAAATAAAAAAATATACAGATACTACCAACTTAATTCATCATTTTGAAGATAGTCAGGAAAAATTTTTCCATAAAACTAAAATTTTAAATGACCTTCTTTGTTTATCAACAAAAGATATTGTTTACAATTATGATGTTGATGTTATAATTCCCTACGATAGTATTCTTTTTTCTAATCAGGCAATAATTAATAATCAATGTGATGCTGTTTATCCATTTGGTTGCGGTGTATATCAATGGGCAGTAAATTATTCTTCCGAGTTACTGGAAAAGTTTATTTTAAGTAAGTTTGATTTAAATGTGATTATACAACAATCCGATAGAAGATCTTCTACTATTGGTTGGGGACAAATGATAAAGAGGAAAGTTTATATCGATAGTTACATGTGGAACGAAAATTTTATTTCTTGGGGTGCTGAGGATTGTGAATTTTATTATCGGTTAAGTTCTCTTGGATATACTATTGGGAGAGTGAATGATGATGTATTCCATCTTGAGCATGGACGAACATTTAATTCTCACTATAATAATCCTAAGTTCTCTGATAATTATAAGTTGTGGCAATGGATGAGAAATCAAGATAAAGAAACAATAGTAGAATATTATGAAAACCAAGAATATGTTAAAGAAAGGAGGAAAGAATTAAATGTTAGCCTTTAATCAATTGGGAAATGTTGGAAGATTGGGAAATCAAATGTTCCAATATGCTGCTCTTAAGGGTATTGCTAAAAGAATGGGATATGATTATTGTATACCTCCCTTCAATTCTCCCAGAGTAGATAACTATAGTTTAAATAAATGCTTTAAATTGAGTTCTCTTAATAGTAATAATTTTGGTATACTTGATAGAGGACATGCACCAATCGTTATCGAAAAGCATTTCCATTATGATGAAGAACTGCACGGTCTTTGTCCAAATGATGTGAGTATTCATGGATTTTTTCAATCTGAAAAATACTTCAAACATATTGGTGATGAAATTCGTGAAGACTTTACTTTCTATGATGAGTTTCTCACTGCTTGTTCAGAATTAATTAATTCACTTGATGCTGCACCTTTATTTCTTCATGTTCGTCGTGGTGATCCAAACTTAACAGATGCAAGGGGATTTAAATGGTCTTATACGCAGTGCTCTTCTCAGCATCCTCCCCAATCTTTGGAATACTATGAAGAGGCATTAAAAAAGTTTCCCGACAATCAACCCGTTATTGTTTGTTCTGATTCTCCAGAATGGGTGCAAGAACAGGAGATTTTTAATGGAGATAGATTTTTTGTTTCTGAACCTGAAGAGAAGTATCCAGATGGATCATATACTCCTTATGTTGATCTTTGTTTAATGTCTCTTTGTTCTGGTGCAATCATTGCAAATAGTTCTCTTTCCTGGTGGGGAGCTTGGTTGCAGAATGGAAGAGGAACTGTGGTTGCACCAAAAAATTGGTTTGGACCAGATTATGCTGATAAAGAAACCAAAGATTTGTATTGTGATGATTGGATTGTACTATGAAAGAAATTAATAAATCTGCATATAAACTAAAAAATATTGGTCCAATTTATTATTTGAATCTGGATGGTCAACCAGAAAGGCGTGAGTATATGGAAGACCAATTTAAATATTGGGAAATTAATAACTATACTCGTATATCTGCATATGATGGTAGAGAAGATGATCTAAGTGATATTATTTCTGGGAGATATCCTTTTGGGATGACTTCTGGTGAAATAGGGTGTACTACTTCTCATTTGAAAGCAATTAAGCATTGGATGGAAACATCAGATAGCCCATATGCAATAATTATGGAAGATGATGTTGATTTAAGTATAGTTAATAATTGGGATTTTACTTGGAGTCAATTTTATTCTTTGATTCCCTATGATTGGGATGTAATTCAACTTGCAATTATTTGTACTGGTAATCTTCATGTTCAATTGCATAAAAGATTTGTAAATGACTTTTCAACTGCTTGTTATATTATTAGTAGACATCATGCCGAAAAATTGATTAAACATCATATTCGGGGTGAAAAATATAAACTTGATAATGGTGTAAAACCACGAGCAGTTGCTGATGACCTAATTTATAATTCTGGAAATACTTATTCCATTCCAATTTTTCTATATCGTATTGCCTTGGGGTCTTCAATTCATCCAGAACACATTGATATTTTTCATCGTTCTAGTCACGATGGACTTTTAAACTTTTGGCAACAGAATGGAGCAAATTTAAAAATATCAGATTTGATGAATTATGATCCATACCTGGGAAGAATTACTTCTCCGGAAAATACTTCAAGTTCTTGACAGAACTTTTACTTATCTGATATGCTAAATAAGTACTTAAGAATTCTGTTGTAATTCTTAACATCTAACTGTCGTTTAGTACTAAAACACTTTTATGAAACTCAAACAACTGATGCTTGCACCTGTTGCTCTGGGGATGGTTGCTCCTGTTGCTGCGAATGCCGCAGACCTTAACATGGCAGCAGTCAACCAATACTCTTCAGAACAAGTTACAAGCGTTACTCAATTTTCTGATGTTCGTCCTACCGATTGGGCATATCAGGCACTCAGCAACCTCGTAGAGCGTTATGGTTGCGTTGCTGGTTATCCCAACGGCACCTTTGGTGGTGGTAAAGCAATGACCCGTTATGAGGCAGCAGCACTTCTGAATGCTTGCCTTGATCGTGTGACCGAAGTTACCGATGAACTGAAGCGTCTTCAGGCAGAATTTGCACAAGAACTTGCTGTTCTTCGTGGTCGTGTAGATAAACTGGAAGCACAAGTCACTACACTTGAGGCACAACAGTTCTCCACCACTACCAAACTGCGTGGTGAAGCAAACTTTGTAATCGGTGGTGTTGATGATTACCAAACCAAAGATGGTGATATCACTCGTACCGCATTCAATTACGATCTGCGACTGAACCTGGATACTTCATTCACTGGAAAAGATTTGCTTCGCACTCGTCTGCGTTCTGCTAACTTCAGTAGCAATCCTTTTGGTTCCAGTTCTTCAATCTTCAAACTGGATAAAGCAGATGATACTTCTAGTGAAGTTGGCAACAACGTAGTTATTGATCGTCTGTTCTATCAGTTCCCCGTATTCAATGGTAGCACTACCCTGACTGCTGGTGCTCTGGTACGTAACACTGAAATGTCTTGGATTCCTACTGCCTACAAGTCAAATATTCTTGACTTCTTCCAAGTAGCAGGTGCTCCTGGTGTTTATAACAAGGCAACTGGTTCGGGTTTTGGTGTTCAGTATGGCAAGAAAGGTCTTGTTGCTGGTGTAAACTATGTGGCACAAAATGGTGCTGATAGTTCTACTGGTGAGTTTGACAAGTCTGGTGCTCTTAATACCTTGGCACAAATTGGTTATCGTGGTGATAACTGGGGTGCTGCATTCGGTTATCGTTATGGTACTGAAGGCACTCGTGTTCGCACCTACAATGGTCTGAACGGTGCATCGGGTGCTCTGGTTCCTGGTCAAACCTCTAACGGTTATGCTATCAACGCATACTGGGAACCAACTCAATCTGGTTGGGTTCCTTCCATCTCTGGTGGTTATGGTTGGAACACTGTAAGTGGCACTCAAAGTGATGCTACCAACAGTCAGTCCTGGTTTGCTGGTTTGACTTGGGATGATGTATTTGTTGATGGTAACTCTGCTGGTGTTGCTATCGGTCAGGCACCTACTGGAGAAAATCTTGAAAAGGCAACTATGCTTGAAATCTTCTACAAGTATCAAGTGTCTGATAACATCAGCGTCACTCCTGCTATCATCTACGGTAGTGACAATCAACGTCTTGCTGGCAACTCCTCTAATTGGGGTGGTGTAATCCAGACGACCTTCAAGTTCTGATAAACTACTCATAACTTGAGTGAAAGCACTCCGAAATGGAGTGCTTTTTATTAGGTAATGAAAACCTTAACCAAATCTTAGTGGACTTTAAGGTTTCATTCTAGTATTATTACTTACGAAGTCAATTCACTTCTAAACTCTTTTTTTATGAAACTGAAACACATTTTTGCTGTTGGTCTAGTTGCTGCTCCTACTGCTGCTCTTGCTGGACCTACTATTAATGGTGCGGGTGCTACTTTCCCTGCTCCAATTTATCAACGATGGTTCCAAGATTATGCACGAACTACTGGGAATAGGGTTAATTATCAGTCCGTTGGTTCTGGTGCTGGTGTTCGTCAATTTATTGCGGGCACAGTTAACTTCGGAGCAAGTGATGAACCAATCAAAGCATCAGAAATCAAACAAGTGAAGCGTGGTGTCGTTCAAATTCCTATGGTGGGTGGGACGATTGCTGTTGCTTATAACAA